ATCTTTTGAACGGGGAGCACTAGCAGAGACGACGACCACCTTTTCATCAGGATCGTTGTAGAGTACCCATATAGCATATAAAGCAAGTAGATACGATTTACCAAAGCCCCTAAAGCAAGATAGGAATAAGCGAGGATGTTGCTCATACTGAAGAACTGTACAGAAATCTTTTTGTAGTTTAGTGAGTGGTCCTAATTGTAATGTAGTCCTGAATATTACATCAGCGAAGACAGTAAAGTCCTCTCTCATACTCCTTTCTAGCTTTTGTAAGTCCATTATCTAGTATGCCTCTTTTGCCCCTCAGAAATAGAATATTCAAAATTTATTAGATTGAATGGTAGATACTCATTATTTGTAATATATACCCTAGTATCCCTATTTCTACCCTGGACTAAGCAAGAAGCAAAATCTACTGGGTTATTATATTCACCCAGGTTTTGGACATTCAATACATTACTAGTATAGGTTTTTACATAACTCTTCCCACTATCATGTACGGAACTTAAATCGAATGTTTGGAAGTTATTTTTATCAAAGCTTACTAGGCATTCATCAATAACTACTTGGTCATTTACTACTGGTCCTCTGCCTTGTTTACTCTGTGGATAGAATCTTGATAATGTTATTTTTGATTCATATTTCCTGCCGAATACTACATCTCTTGCTGTCGTGTCTCCCCTAGTTACAAAATAAGTCGGTTCAATACCAGACAAGTTTATAGAAGCCATCGTATCAGCGTCCACAGCAACCCATCTATCGGTATCAGTAGTAAAAGGAATGTCATACCTAGTAGTATCCGTGATAGAGGCATACACGCCATCTGAGAGCGTATCAGCGGTCATCTTGATGTCTAGGTAAGGCTTGTTGAACTCAGGATCCTTGTCGATAGTGAATAACATTCTATCCCTACCCTCATACCTACCAATGATGTAGAGAATGTTATCAATATATTTGATGTTCTCTATCTCTATATCATCTAATGAATATCTGTGCCATGCATTGATAAGACCCTTTTGTTGATCTACCTTGATTGTATAGGTGATGATTTCATTTAGGTTATTATCGGTTACTATGGCTACGGTGTCTTGTCCGTTATTAGTTACTGATTGTATGTTGCCTTTTATTAAATTAGGGACTTTCTCAGTTACTTCCCTCCCCACATAGTTCCCCTTGAAATCTCTTTCTAGGAGTTCATGCATTAGTTGTCTGCCCCTACGATTCTCAAAGAAATAGAGTCTATCACCTAATACGAAGGGTCTTACCTTGGTGTTAGATCTATATGCTGTTGCTAGGGTGAATGATACATTCTCAGGAGTTAGGGAAGGTTCCCCAAGAAGAACAAATTGACCCTCTTTAGAGAATACTAAGAGCGCGTTCTTGTATGATACCGCATTGACCAAATCCCTAGTAATATTATCAGTAGTATTGACCTCAATAGGAGCTGTGTCAAGAACATCCTGAACAGTAATACGGAAAAAGTTAAAAAATTCACCAAATTCAGATAGAGTAACTGCATCCTTAGATATAAAAGCTAGTCTATTCCTGTGTAAGACCATATCGTTGATAGGATTATCCACGAAGGAAGGAATAGGATTTGTTACATCATCTCCTGCTTGTCTTTCTGCAAATTTGAATTTCTTATAAGTCTTTGCTACTGAGTTGACTGCTGTATATTTCCCTGAATAAGCAGTTTGTGTTGTATATGTAATGTAGTCTGATGTTGGTGTCTCTGATATGCGGAATTTATCTCCACCATCAATACTCTCTACATAATACTCCCTATCAGGTATAATCTCCTCTGGGAATGGTAGATTGGTCTTTTGTTCTGTGATATCATAGACGGTTCCTGATACATAGGTCATGGATACTCTATCACCTACAACAAAATCATGCTGTGCTCCACCAGATAATGTGAGCCAACCATTAGGACCATCCGAAAAGAAGTTACTTGTATTATCTAGACTTGGATCATTATCAACACTAAAGGCATCACCTTCCATCTGATTTACTAAGAAGGTTCCATCAGGTCTCTGGATAATGGCATGAGGCATCGTGGTGTAGTCGAACTTATATTTCAGGCTGAACCCAGCACTCTCCCTCCAAGCACCTATTTCGTCTAGAGTAACATCAATACCTGAATAATCTACAGGGGGTTGATTTGCTACATAGGAAGTCTCAGTAGAGTCTAGTGTGATATTTTTCTGTGTTGAGAATGCATCCGTGATATATCTTACATAAAAATCATCACTCAGGTCAGCCTTATTTCCTACGATTCTAATTATGGGGGTTTCTTCTGGCATCTTCAATGGGAGATCAAATAGGTTATTTGCTGTCTTCCACATCAAGATCAAGGCATTATCACCCAATCCATCAGCAACCTCGAAGTTCTCAAAATTAGAACCATCGTCTGTAAATACCTTTACTACACTTCCTATGGACTTTGTAGCACTTATTCCTGCCGTTTCCCATTGAGTATGAGCTTCTTCCCCAGTTGTAGAGGATCCATCATTTACTGTCTCACCATTATTGATGGTCTGCATGATGTAGATAGATAATGACTCTGTATTGATATTTAGTTTATGATACCAACCATCCGCATTCCTTACAGATTCAATAGTTCCTGCGTCTTTTGCGGTAGTGACCTGACCATAATGACTCGTTCCGCCTTTACTACACCACCATTTTAGAGGGATCCAACCGAATTGTGCTTGTTTTACAAAGAGATAGGCAACACCAGCGTCAGCAGCATCAGTTAAATCGGGCGATAATCTAGTGGTTACATCCTTCCTATTTACAACAACCCCATCACCGATAGTTACTGTATTGAATGCTTCTCTTGGGACTATTTGATAACTTGCTGTTCCTGAGAAATAAGAGCTTGCCTCTAAGGAACCATATTTGTAGCTCTGCTCTACGCCACTACCATCATAAATTTTTATGCCAGAACCATCTAGAACAATGCTATACTGCTCATCCTCTGATTTGATAAAGGTATGAACATAAGCATTTGTATCTTCTACGCCCGTCTCTAATGAAGATACATAAATACTAGGATTTCTTTTATAGATTCCGTCCTCTAGTGTAACATCTACATTTATTGCATCTTCAAATTCATTTAGGGCTCTTAGTCTTTCTGATTTCTGACTAATGCCCCCGTAGAAGTTCTCGACGGTTACTGGTTGAATAGCCATTAGTTTCCTTTTCTACCCGTTCTTCTAGGACTTGCCCAAGTTCTTATTACATCATTCCCAGCAAGCATATTAGCATCCATACTATCATATTCCCATCTCTGCCAAATATCATAGGCGAGTTTTGATTCAGCAGCTAGAACCTGTAGATGGGCACTAGGACCAAATAACTTCAGATATAAAGTTCTTGCTGCTGCATTTATTACATAGCGCATAACTACTTCAGGAAGATCAGTAAAATCTAGATAATAGGTTACTTCGAATTTCTCCTTCTTTGTCCATACAAATGTCTTATCCGTTATGTTGAATATCCTGTCTCCCTTGATTACTACCTGCTTGGTAATATCAATAAGCTCTACATCGTATACATCATTAGGGACATAAATATAACCATTACTATCTGGGATATATTCTACTTCCTCGTATCTGTTGTAATAGTTATTCTGGGTGGCAATATGCTTTAGCGTCTGATTTAGTGTCTCCTCAGCGGCAATAACATCTTGTCTTACGGGGTCATCCAAAGAAGCTACGGTATTGATTCCTACTAGGGATAGGATTTCATTGATAGCATCAATCTTAGTTGTTCTAGTCATTATATCAACTCCTATCTATAAGTTCCAATACGAAAAGAGAGCCCCCCTAAATAAATAGAGGGGCTCAAGACACGATAGAAGAACCTATCGAACCACTATGGATTAGGCAACACTGAGAGTTACTGCGGCATCAGTACGAAGAGGAGCAACGCCAGCAGCCATCTTAGCAACGAATAGGTTGCCCTGGTTCTGAATCATGTACTCGGACTCGACCTGAAGGTCTTTTAGCTTACACATACCAGCAGCGGACTTGTGAGCAACAACACCTCGGGTATTGGTCATATTAATATTGAGTGAGTTGTATTCACCATCCTCAGCAGTTGAGAAATCAGTACCAAAGCCTGTGTTGTTAGAGACGATAACTGGAATACCAGCAACCATAAGTACGCGACCCTCAGCGAAGTCACCATTACCCATGCTGTAATCTCGGCTAAGGAGAGCAGCATAAGAATCGGTAGTTCCAATACCACCACTGGCACGAAGCAGGAGGTAGTACATGGCTGGGGTTAGAATAGCAAAGCGTTCATCGGTAGGAACATCGTACTCATCGAGCTTTTGTGCAGCACTAATAATGGAGCTTGCACAGACATCAGCCTGAGTTGCGAGGTTAGCATCTACAACACTTTGACCACCACGAAGGGGACCAGAAGCGGCACCAGTAGCAGCAGCAACGAGCGCACGGGTACTAAGGTTATCCATACGGCGAGCGATTGCCTTACCAAGTTCTGAGGTATAGGTGCTGCGGAGATCGTAGTGAGCTTGGACTTCTTCTAGATCATCAATGAATACAGAGGCAATGAGAAGATCGTCGATGGTGATCAATTTCTGCTCAGAACCAAGGTTAGATAGATACTTAATGCTGTCACCAGTCTCATAAGCGATAGGGCGACCAGCACCATCAAGGGTTGAACTAGTATCGTAGTATAGAGCCGTGGTTGTATTGGCACTAGAAAGGATATCATCTCCAGGAACGTGGTGGCGAGCAATAGCACGACCGTGAACAGGGAATGAACAACTCTTGCCATGAGGAATGGTGCGAGTCATAATACGAGGAGCAACTTCGAGTTGCTTCTCAAAGGCACTTAACACCTCTCCACCGAAAAGGCGAAGGAAGAGTTCTTTAGAGGTTGCGGGGGTGTTCTCTACGAACGCACCAGTATTTGGGTTAGTTGCACCCGCGAGGGAAAGTGGACTTACATTTGTCATAATTTATTTCTCCTTTGAAAGATGTGATTGTAAGTAAAATTTGATTTAAAATTCGACCTATCTTTTTGATCTCTAATAAAGGTGTCCCTCGCAAGGGGCTATATTTCAATACAAAATAGAGAAGGCTCTAAATGTAAGTTCCTAGCTAATTTTCAGTAGATTATCTTCTTCTATTAGACCCAGGGCATTCTCTCTAATCTCTTCTAGTCTACTATGAGAAATACCAACATTAGCATGATGTTCTGTGTGGCAGTTCTTACATAGAGGAACCGTCTTGTGAAGCTCTTTGATAAGTCTTTTATCGCTGTAGGTTTCCATCTTTGAGATATTTTTGAACTTATCCTCATCGCTCATGTGGTGCAGATCAATAGCATCATAAATTTTATTGTATCCACAGCAAGCACATCCCTTATATAACCTAATATAAGTATTTACTATTTCCTTCTTCTTGTTTCTTCTAAATGAAATACACTCCTTACAAATGGTTGTGAGCTTATCTTTCTTGTCATTATCAACAAAGAACTTGGATTCCTTCTTTTCAACATTACATCTATTACATTTTTTCATATTATTTTTGGCACGAAAAAGAGTGCCCTCCTAATATAGATAGGGCACTCATGAGTTACACTATGGTAAAATTCTTAGATATTTCTAGAATTTGCTAATTTTCTCTCAACATCTGCTCGGTAAGCTGAATCTTTCTTATATTTGGGATTATTGATTGCTTCAATCATCTCTGCCTTACTAGCAAATCCAACTCTATCATTTGAGGTTCCACTATCAGGTTGAATAAATTTCTTCTGTGGGGAGGTCTTCTGGTTCATTCTTGCTTCGATTGATTGATAGGCAGTTGTAATTTTATCTAAGTCTCCTGTCTCAATAAGATCGTTGTAAGTAGAAATTTCAGCATCACCAAGATTATCAGTTGCCCAGGAAATAAGTTTATTCACATGCTCCTGACCCCCTAGCGCATTATGAATTTTCATAGTCATAAGTTCAATCTGGGCATTAGCACCTTCTACATACTGATCAATGTATTCTGCTGGGATGCCTTTACTGATGAACTCTTGCTTTGTGTCCTCGGTTAGAGATCCATTAGTCTTCCACTCCTCATAACCTTTCAGAAATAGATCTTGGCTAGGGGATTCCTCCTTTACTCCCTCCTTGGGTGCTTCCTCCTTGGGGGATTCGGTCTGACCTAACTTAGATTGAAGTTCAAGGTATGCTTTCTCTAGCTCTTCTGGGTCTTTGTATTTCCCAGCGAAGACCTTCTCTTCCTTTACTTCCTCCTGAGTTACTCCATATTTCTCTTGGAAATGTTCCTCTTCGGTCTTTACTCTACCCTCATTGAGAACTTGCTCGGCGGTAGACTTTTTTGCTTCGGGATTATCGTCCTTTGGCGTCATATAGACTCTACTGAAAGAGCCTTCTTGATTACTAACTAGTGGTGTAGATTCTTCTTGCATAATTTATCCTCTAAAAGCTTGTGCAGCTTGTTCTGCTGTTACTTGGCCTACCGCGCCCTGCATTCCTGTTGCAACTCCTTGGGTAGCACCATCGGTTACTCCTCTCATGAGGTTATTTTGGGTCTGTTGCATAGCAGCACCCATATCCTGTTGTTCGGAAGGATCGACTACGAAAGTCTCAATATCAAGACCTATACCCTTAGCGATCTCTTTTACAATAGCAACAGGATTTACAAAGCTAAGTGCTTGTGGTCCGAGACCTGCAATTAGTTGTAGGAACTCCTGGATCTGACCTACTTTTGACTTTCTATCAAGTAAGTCCATACCAGTAATAATATTTACGGATACTCCATCAGGCAGTTCTTGAATTTTCTGCTCTTCTTCTAGATTTTGGATTATTAAATCTAGGAAAGGGAGTTGTAATGTCTGAGATAATTGTGAGTATACACCACCTAGACTTGCCTCAATTTCACCTACTCTAGCTCTTGCCTCGGTTGCTGTGATGGCTCTATCGGGGAATGTCTCTGCTGTCAGGAGGAAAGCCTTACCCAATCTATCTTTTAGTTCTTGGATGTGATTGAATACAATACCAAGATCCGAACTCTTCTGAGATTGAAGTACGGTTACATCATTAGCTCGACCTGAGATGACATCGCCATTAGATGCTTTGGCTAGGTCTCTGCCTCTACAGGAGCCCCCAGGATCGACTAGGAAGATGTGCTTGGAGGCAATAGCCGCAGACTGGCTGACCGCCTCAGAGAGCCTCTCAAGCGTGTAAAGGTCGCCTAGAAGCTCCTCTACGATAGAGCGTCCATAATCCTCTTCATCGACTAGGTTGGAAGTTACAACAAATACTTGTGGCTTCTTGAAATACTCTTCTAATACTTTTACATCCTCAATCTCTTGACATATTCTTATAGAACCATCTTCCTCATAGTATTGTGTGGTATATAAATAATATTCCTTCTTTTCATTATCTTCTACTACGGAAGGAGCTAATTGTTCTGCCTTCTCTCTTGTGATCTTATCTTTTATGATACAATAGTCGAGAGATTTATCTGCCTTCCTTTTGATAACGAACTGATTCAATCTAAGAACACGGAAAGTATCATCCAAGTTAGAAATCACTACCGTACCACCAACAATCAAGAAGCGAAGAGCATTATATAGACTAGCCCTGAGAGCTTTTTTGTCTATGGTCTTGTGGATGGTCTGTTCAATCTTCTGAAGGGCATCATCTACCTGAATTGCTAATGCGGGATCTTCATTTTCTAGATCAACATCAGCGGATAGTCTAAAGAAGGGTTGGTTGGTGGGAAATAGAACATTCAAAAGTCTGGATGCTAGGTTATTTACTCCTCTCGCTCCAAGACTTTGATAAGGTTGATCGAATGTCTCACCCTCCTCATGCACCGTGTCAGGATATAAATAAGGAATCGTTACTTGAGCACTATCCCTTGCTGTCTCTATATAAGTCTCTCTAAGGGATACACCCCTCTCATATAATTGCTTTGCTGTTAGATCGTAGCTCATGTCGTGGATGTCTTACTCTCTTGTTCTTGCGCTGTTGGGATTTTAAATTGGGGTGCTCCTGCTCTACGAAATAAATACTTCTTAGTTACAGGATCGAACATCCCCTGTGGACGAATTACATCCCTCTTTTCAGCAATCTCAGGGGGAACCTGAATTGGAGGAGGGGGTGGCGGGGGAGGTGCATTTACTGATGGGGACCCACAAATAATACTAACTCTCCTCTTAGCAATTAGAGGCTGCGTACTCTGCCTTTATGATATTTAGCTTTTTCATCATTTTAATATTCATAACTAACATCTTCGCTTATTTGTGCCGCCAAGGTATCAACGAAAGTTGGCGCTGCATTAGGTCCATTTCTCTCAGCGGCCATTCTCGCAGCAGCCTGTTCTGGGGTGAGAAGCCTTCTAATCTCCAAGCCTCTATTGACCCTGGATATCATGTCTTGTTCGCCTTGTCTTACCCTTGCAGACAAAGCTTGTTCTCTCGCAGCCGTATTGTCTCCTCCTCCACCTCCACACATAAGAAATCCTCCTATACCTATAAGTTCCTAGTTATAATTTTTTCTTCAAAGTAACTAGCATTTTTAGTTGTTCATCCTCATAAGTGGAGGATAATCCCTTACTTTGCTTCAATTTCAGAACCTTTATTTCCTGTGCCATTTCTGATCTTCTAAGCTTCAATTTGTGATTGCAATAAGCTAGTCTCAGGAGAGATAATTTTTGGAAGAACGTATCTTCATCCTCTACTTGGAATGTGGGGAACTTTCTGAAGATCTCGAATAGAAGGATGTTGAATGCTTCTTCATTGTCTGGTCTTAGAAATGATCTTAGCTCTTTATCGAGTGAGAACCAAAAGTTATCATCATGGATCTTTTCTGTAAGGTTCAATAGTAATGTGTATAGCCCTTTTAAGTAGGGCTTGACTCTGGATTCTTTCATGTAATTATATAGCTATACTAAGTAGGCTTAGGAACTTATTTTATGGAAATATTATTTTTATTAGAAATTTTCTATATTTTGTCTTAGTATGTATGCTATATACTCTATAACAAAGAGATACTAGGAGTTATACGCTTCTTCTAGGTAGACATGAACGAAGGGATGACTTCATGTAGGTTAGCGACCAGGGCAAGGGTGGATATCACCGATATTGGTGGTCCACTCATTCCGACTGAGATAATCAGGAGGTCTTATGTATATTATTCTTTTAAAAGGGGTAATATAACGTAAGGGCAATCCTCCTGAGATATACTAGGTTCTTACTTGATTCT